GTGCCGCCCGTCACTGTGGCGACCGCGTTGTTTTGCGCGACGACTGCGGCGGCGCGGGCGGCTTCGGCGTTGGTGGCACTGGTGGCTGCTGCACTGGCTTGGGTTGTGGCTGTGGCGGCTTGGGTGGTGGCACCAGTCACGCTCGCCATGTTCGTGCTCACATCGATGATCGACGCCATGTTATCAACAACCGTCGCGACCTCTGTAACAGTCAATGCGCTGTTGGCGGCCGCGGCGGCTTGTATCGTGGCTGTTCCGGCCTGTGCCGTAGCGTCAGCCACCTTGGTGTCCAGCGTGATCTTGCTGACATTCACTGCACTCAGTAAATCGGTAGTTGCTGTTGTAAGCGCAGCAATTTCTGTTTCAATCGTCATGATGGTCTTTCTTTAAGCAAATGCGTGGTGCGCGACCACAATGGATTGGGTATTGATCAGGCTGGTAGCCATCACAGCAAGGGGTTCGGTGAAGGTTGCGGCGCTGGAAGCGGCGGCGACTGCACTTGCAGCGGCTTCTCCGGCCTTGGTGGTGGCAATCGTTTGCTGTGCTGTGGCTAGGGTCACTTGTGCGGCCCCATTGGTGGCGGCCAGTCCTGCTTGCGTGGTGGCAATACCCGCCTGGGTCTGCGCCGTGGTGGCGCTGGTGGCAGCCTCACCTGCTTTGGCGGTGGCCACAAGCCCACTCGCAATGGCCGCGTTCGCTGCACTGGTCGCCAGGCCCTGTTGCGCGGTGGCCAGGTCTGCCTGGGTCGTGGAAACACCGGCCTGATTGGTCGCGGTCGCAGCCGCATTGGCGGCCGTCAGCGCACTGGCAACTGACTCACTCGCCTTGGTTGTCGCAATCGTGGCCTGGCCGGCAGCCGTCACGGCACTGGCAGCGGCGGCGTTCTTGTCGATCCCGGTCTGCACCCGATCAGCGGCCGTGACAATGGCATCCAGGGCAGTCTGGGCGCTGTCCGCGCCGGTGGCAGCACGGTCTAACGCAGTTTGGGTTTTGTCAGCCTCTGAGGATGCAGCGAAACCGGCGGCTTCGTCGCGGGCAAGCCAAGCATACTGGCGATGGGTAGCCGCTTCTTGGCTATGGGTCAATGCAGATGTAGCCGAAATCACGGCGCCTGCTGCGGCATCTGTCGCCGTACTAGCCCCTGTCGTGGCAATGTCCGCCTTGGCCGTCACCAGCGCCAAAGCCCCCTGCGTAGCCGCCAGGGCCACGCCAGCGGCGTCAATCGTCGGAAAGGGTTCCTGATTCAGGATCAGGTCGAGGTAGCACGGTGAATCCGGCACGGTGCAAAGCGACTCCAGCACCTTGCGGCCGGTGGCCACATCCACGGCTTTGACCGTGTACTGCGAACCATTGGCCCCCAGCGCGTTGGGGAACAGGTTGATCACACCCAGGCCGGTCAGGGCGTCGGTGGTCACATAGTCCGGCCCAGCGGCCACGATCAGGCCCTGGTAAGTTTCCTGCACGGTCAGCTTGAAGCTGACGCGCACCGCCATGGGGGAGCCGTCTTGGTCGAAGAACCTGACTGTTACTGGCTGCGTTGGGATTGACATGGTGTCTCCTCATTCCGCTGGTTAAGGGCTGCTTACTTCATGGCCGTCTTGGGGGCTACTGCCAGCGTTGCGGCAATGTCAGAGCCAAGCGAGTTGGCAACCAAGGTGCGGTAGTTCTGGGCACGGTTGTCGTTGCCTGCATACTCAGAATCTTTGGAATAGGCGTAGGCCAGCACAATGTTGAGCAGGTCATCGCCATAGATGTCGGGCAGGCTGATGTTGCCCACCACATCAGTCCAGATCGTCCCCACGGCGGGTTCAGTGATGTCGGTCGGGTAGGCCGAATACTCACTTCAACTTTTGAGGTAGACAGCGCCGGGGGGTAGGTGTAGAACGCGGTTGGGTCGCGCTCATCAAACATGAAGTGCTTGATGGAAACAGCAGCGGTGGCGTTGTACCAGCCACGCTCTCCGGCGTCCATCATCTTGCGCTCGACCTTGGTCACCGCCGACAAGTCGCCAGCCATGTTGCGCGTGATCTCAATCAACTTGGATGGTACCGGGGTCAGTGCCGCAGTGCCAGAGGTGTCTGCTGTAGCACTCTTGAGTGACTGCCGAGCACCCGCCACCAACGACATCGTGGTTGCTGTGTTCATGGTGTCAGGACGGGCCTTGACCACAATGCGCTGGGCGTCGTTGAGGTAGCGCACCAGCTCGTGCATGGGCCAGCGCACAGAGGTCTGGTCTTGCAACAGGTCAACTGCGCGGCGAAGGATGGAAGAAGCGGCGATGCTCATGGTGGACTCCAATTAAAAGAATTTCACGCGAGCGCGCGGCGTGTTTGCGGTAAATCCGCGCCAGGCATCCACGTTGTTGGTGGCAATGGCAGACTCAAACATTGAAAGCTCGATCATTGCCACGTCAGGCTTGTAGAACTCTGCGCCAGCTATCGCCAGCACTTTTGCCTTGGCGCCGTGCGCAATGTCGTAGCGGTACTTGTCAAACAAGTAATCAGGTATTCCGGTTGACGCACGACTTGGCGTCAACGTCACTTGCACCTGAATAGACAGGCCAGCAGCAACCGCATTACCCAGACGAAAAGTAGTCAGGTCACGGCTGACAAGCCCCTGATCAGGCAAATCAACGCGCGTCCAGTCGTTCGGCGCGGCGCGATAAGAAATAATGTCAATGGGTTTGCCATCAACCGTGGCGCGCTCTACCCTGGCCACATCAGATTCGATCGGAACATCAAAGTCGTACTCGACCAATCCGTCAAATGAAGTTACTGGGTCAAGCCACTCCACCCAGGCCCGAGTGCGCTGAAAAAACTCGATGGTAGCTTCCCGCACCTTGGCATCAATCACCGGATGAGGGCAACTCATTGCGTACGTCAGCACTTCGGGGTAAAAGGCGGTCCACAGCATGATGCAGCCTTATTTCTTGCGCGGCTTGTGCTTGGGCTCGGTCGGCACTTCGACCGGCGCGGCGTTCTCATCACCCTCGTCATCCGGCAAGTCGTCTTCGGATTCGCCGGGGACATCATCAGGCTCTGGTTTCTGGATCAAGGCTTGGGCTTGGTCATGGTCGCCCTCATCAGCCGGGCAGAAGTCCACCAGGGCCAGCAAAAAGGCCAGGTCTTGCGGGTTGTCCACATCAGCCACCAGGCAGCCATCCACCGGCGCAAACACAATCGTGCCGCTGGGTGCGGCCACGCGGACGCAGCCGTCTTTACGCGGGGTGATGTTGGTTTCAATTTTCATGTCAATCTCCTAGAAAAAAGGGGCACAAGGCCCCCTTTGATGTGTGCCAGCCTTTGAGCCGTCAACCTGAAAAAATCAGGCTGCGCGATAAATCAAAGTCAGGCCCAGCGTGCCGGCCGCGGGCGTCGTGGGGGCTGTTGCCACCTTGACCACAATGGCCCGGTCGTAGTTGACTGCAGTCACCGACGCCATCGGTTGGCTGAGAATTTGCTGCTGGAACGCGGTCGCAGCCGCCGTGGTCGAGCCCCAGGCCGCGCCGCCGTCAGCCGCTACGGTTGACAACAGGGTGTTCTTGAGGTCGGCCGAGGCAGCGCCAGCGGCGTTCTGCAAATTCAAGTTACCGATACCGACCGTCAGCACCATGGCAGCTGCGCCGGTGTCCATGTCGGTGCCGTCCACCAGCACCTGCACCGGCAGGCAGCCGGCCGGCAAGATGCCGATCTGGCCAATGCTGTTGAGCGCCAGGTCAGCCGTGGCCATGGCCAAGGCAAAGCGCATCGACGCCAGTTCGGCGCCAGCGGGCGTAATCGGGTTGGCACGCCCGGTCGTGTAGTCGTTTGAACCAGTAAAAGCCATGATGTTTACTCCTTAACTTGCTGTGTGGGTTAGCGCGTGGCGCAGGCGGTGTCCATGGCGAAGGCGCCAAAGTCCTGAGCACCGGATTCGGTCGTGAAGTTGGTTTTCTTCATGCCGAAAATGCTGGACGTGGTGATCACCACCTTGTCGCCGTTGTCGCGGGTTTCCTCGTTCCAGCTAAAGCGCTGGTCAGTGCCGGGTGAACCGTAGGCAATCACGGCAGCCTGGGCACCCATGAACAAGCCGCGAGCGGCTTCCACGTTGGCGCCGGCGCCGGCATTGCTGAAACGGATCACATTGCGGTGGCTGTGCAGGATCGCACCGCGGTACATGCCCAAGCCACCCTTGAACAGCGGGCTGTTCTTGCCTTCTGCGGTGGCAGCGGCCTTCTGGATGTCCAACCACTGGCCGGTGGCGGTCGAGGCGCGCATGTCGTCTTCTTGCCAGGTGTGCATCACGCAGACAAACGTCTCGTTGCCGTCGATCTTGCAGGGCTGCAGCACTGGAATGCCGGTCGGGCCGCCACCTTGCACCTGGGCGCGGGTCACGGCACGGTCCACCAGTTTCAGACTGAACTTGTCGAGCGCGTCAATGTTGTTGAAGGCAGTCGCGCCGTTTTGCTCCACGCCGGCAGCACTCAACTCAGCGCCGTACAGAGTGTGGCTGGCGTCAGGCGCCACCAAGGCGTTATTGGCGCGGCCTTGGTAGCCCAATGGCAGAAGGAAGTTGGGATTGACGCCGCGGGCACCCGAGACGTAGATGAACAACAGTTCGTCCACCAGGCGAGCCCACCAGCCGGACTGCTGGCGCTTGGCTTTTTCGCGCAGGTTGTGCAGCGTGCGCTTGCGCGTCATGCGGCCACCAGTGTTGACACCGCAGCGCGCCTGGTCGATGTAGATGGTGTCGGTGTAGAACTTCTGGGCTTCTTCCTTGCCCTCCAGATTGTCCTCGCCCTCCACCGGGGCCATCTTGAGCTCGGCCAACAGGTCATAAGCGATCTGCTCGCCGGCGTCAGATTCCAAATCCGTCAGGATCTGAATCGGCACCTCGGCAGCTTCGCCCTTGCCCATGAAGCGCTGGCTCCAGTAGCCCTTTTGGGAAGTGTCATAGGCCATCAGGCCTGCAAAGCGCTTGACAGCTTTCGCGTCGTTTACGCCAACAATCGTTCGTGCCATGGAAATACTCCTTGAAAAGTTGAAAATTTCAAAGAGCACTCCTGCGCTCAGGTTTGTCTATCAGACAGCCCCTATGCTGTCATCCTTGCCACGACCCGAAAAGCACCGTGCAATTCTTTTTTTACCGGGACTTGGGGCGGTGCACCAATGCGCAAACGCGCCAACTGTCCCGACTTCTTGATGAATTCAATCGTCACCAAATGGCCACCAATCAGGATCCGGTCGCCCGGCTTCACGTCGATGTCCATAAAGGAATTTGACATCAGACACCCATCATGTAGCGTTCGCGCTGGCTGGGCGTCATCTTGGCAATGGCCGCTTCCTGGGCCTCGCCCGTCAGCCGGTCAATGTCCGCAAACTCGTTGCCATCCACATCACCCGGACCGTCACCGCCTGGCACCTGGGCCAGGGTCTTCGGTGCGGCAGACAGCGGCGGCTTGCGGCTGGCAGCGGGTGGCGCCGGGGGTGTTGGTTTGGTTGTGATGCCATGCATCGCCTGCACTCGCTTGTGGGCTTCATGCAAGAACCACTCGGCCGGCTTGTCGCTGTTCTTTTCATCGCGCGCCAGGGCTTTGACAAACAGGTCCAGGTCGGCATTCTTTTCCGCATCCTTGGCGTAATCGATGCCGCCCTCTGCCTTGGCCGTGGCCGACATGAAACGCTGCACCGTGAAGGCCCATTGCTGTTCAGCCGTCTGCGCCGTCATTTCCTGCGACAGCGAGGCCTTGAAGCGAATCTCGTCCAGGGCGCGCTCGGACTTGGCCAGCGCAGCCGCCTCGATCTGGTACTGGTCAAAGTCGATGTCACCGCCCTTGAACTTGGCCACCAGGGCGTCGGCCTGAGACTTGATGGCAGCCTCCTGGGTGGCAAAGTCATCGGGCAGCTTGGCCTCATAGCGCGGCCGGAACTCTGCCGTCTCAGGCTCGGGCTCGGGCGCTGGCGCCGTGTCGGGTTCGAGTGGGGTGTCTTTGGCGGCAGCGGCAGCAGGCTCGGTTGTGGCGGCAGCCGTCTCGGTGCCATCATCCTCGTCATCGTCGTCATCCGGGCCATCCTCTGCGCCGTTGGCAATCGCTGCAATGGCGGCGACCTCTTCGGCGCTGGGCTCTTCCTTGATCGCCGCGACCTCTTCCGGGGTTAGCGTCGACAAAATGTGTTCATCAAATTCGGGTGGCATATCACACTCCTGCGTGGTAGTTAAGAAAATCAAATACGGGTTGTTTTGACCCGTTTACGGTTATCGATGGGCAAAAGAAAGCCCGGGTCGTAGCGTGGCATCCTTGCCACGTCACTCCGGTGTTTCAGCCTTGTCTTCCTCAGTTTCGGCCAACATTTCATTGATGCGGTCTTCCAGCGCTGTGATCTGCTTGTCATTGCGGCTCTGAATCTCCGCCACTTGCAGCTTGGTAGCGGCGTCAATGCGCGCCACTTCCAATTTGATGTCGCTTTCCTTATTGATCTGCATGGTGCGGTTCGCCAGTTCGGTCTGGGCCTTGCGCAACTCGGCGGACAGTTGCTCGATCTGTTGTGCGGCCTGGGTCTGGATCTGGCGGACCTGGCCCTCCATCGCCGGGTCGCCCTGCCCTGCGCCCAAATCGGCCATGATCTTCTCAGCCTGGGCATTGATCAGCTTGACCTTGGCGCGCTGCTCTTCCAGCGCCGTCATGGCGGTTTCGCGTTGCAGTTGCAAGGCTTCGGCCTGTTGCTGCATTTGCGCCTGGGCTTGTTGTGCCTGCTCGGGTGTCATTTCCTTGTTGGGATCTTGCTCACCGGTCAGTTGCCGGATTTGGTCGGAAATCTCGTCCTTGTTGGGCAAGTCGCTGAATTCCATGGCCATACGCAATAAACGCAACGCGATGTCAGGCGCCAGCCGGCCGGCCATTTTGTTCAGTTGCTCGAACATCACCTGGCGCATGGTGCCGTTGTAATCCTGTTCCGCCACCACAAAATCAGCCGCGGTGGCCGTGATGTCGTTCAAGTAGCGCGTGGTTCCGTCTGGCTGCACTTCGGGTGTGTTGATCTTGACCCACTCCACCGCGCCGCGCGCACCGGTCAGGCGCACCACTTTCTCGTCGGTGTAAAACTGCTCAGTCAGGCTCAGTTGCTTCTCGCCCTGCACTTGCACCGCCAGGCGCAAATTGTCGAAGGGCTCGGTCGTGACCACAGAACCCTGCAGTTGCCGGGCCTGAATCGCCAGGCCTGACGTGGCATTGGTTTGCCGGCCCAGGTTCTCGTTGCTGATGCCTGATGCACGCTGAATCGTGCTCTGCGCCAGCGTCATCATGTTGATCTGGCCACTGGCCATTTCCGAGTCGCGCCGAATCTCGATGGACTTGCCCGACTTCTTCACGATCATGCCGTCCGGGCGGTCCACCTCGTCGCGCAAGGTGTTCCAGTCATCGACGGCGCCCTCATCGGCAATCACCTGGTTCGTGTTCATCAAGAACAAGGCCTTGCTGGCGCGTTTGTTCAGGTCTTGTTGAATGTCACGCACCCGGCGAATGGCGCCATAGGGCAG